CTGAACAGTTACAGATAGATGATTCAGAGATCAAGAAACTACAGGCCGTAGCACAGCTTGATAATCCGGGAGGCACACCTAGTCAATGGGTCGTTGATCTCCGCGCTAGTAGCCGTTACATAGCTGCTGGTATCGTTATTATCGGCGGTACTTCCTCTCTCTTTATTCCAGGTATAGATATGGAAGTTAAAGCTTTGGGATTTGAAGCTGCTAACATAGCGTTTGGATTTTTATTTGGTTCTCGTATTACAACAGGATTTTTTAAGAAGTGAAAACACTGCAAGAATTTAAAGGTGAACTAACCGAGAAAGAGGAGGTCGAATTGATTGACCTTCTCGAGATTACATCCTATGATATTGTGGATCGGTTTGATGATCGTGTAGAAGAACATTGGGAAGATGACGACGGGGATGACAAACTCGAAGAAGATTGTGACGAATAGACAATTAGAACGTGATACTCAACAAGGTAAGATAAAGTATCGTCTAAGGGAAATAGAAGAGATGGAACAAAAGAAAGTAGTTAAGGATTATATCCAATGTTCTTGTTTGGATTCTGCCTTTGAACGCCAAGCAATTGATAGTGGTCTTGTAACTGAACCGGCCTTCCCGGAAAATAAAATTTATATGAAACAAAAGAATGCAAATAAATAGATTTAAGACTTCCTTTGCGGAACGAATCTTTAAACAAAAGTATGCACAAGGACCAAATGACAATTGGGAAGCATTAGCAGAACGACTAGTAGAAGATGTGTGTGGGACTAGGTGGGGTACAGAACGTGCCTTAATGTCAGATAGTGATCGGAAACAGCTTGTTGAGTATATCAAGACGATGGCCTTCTTGCCCGGCGGACGTTACCTCTATTATTCTGGACGTCCTAACCACTATTTTAACAATTGTTTCCTCCTCCGAGGGGAAGAAGATACTCGTGAAGAGTGGGGTGAATTAGTAAAACGTGCTACAAATTGTCTTATGACAGGAGGTGGGATCGGTGTTGATTATTCGCGCTTCAGAGCATCAGGTAAACCTTTATCCCGTACAGGAGGGATCAGCAGTGGGCCTCTACCACTCGCTAATGCAATTAATGAAATCGGGCGAAGTGTCATGCAAGGAGGATCACGGCGTTCTGCAATTTACGCCTCGCTCAACTGGTTACATGAAGACATACCACTCTTCATGAAGATAAAGAATTGGTCAGATCAAATCAAGCAAATGAAAGCAGAGGATTTTAACTTCCCTGCTACCCTTGATATGACTAACATCTCGATCAATTATGATAATAAGTGGAAGTATAATGCAGATAGAGCTAATCTCCACACCTTTGTAGAGAATTGTCGTCAAGCAATGATGACAGGAGAACCCGGCTTTAGCTTTAACTTTGATGAGAAAGAGAATGAGACATTACGAAACGCATGTACTGAAGTTACCTCCGAAGACGACAGCGACGTGTGCAATCTTGGTTCCATCAATCTTGGGAATATACAAGGACTTGAAGAATTCAAAAACGTTGTCAATCTTGCTTCCAAGTTTTTGGTCTGTGGGACTCTTAGAGCGGATCTTCCTTATGAGAAAGTCTATAAGGTACGTGAAAAGAACCGTCGGCTTGGGCTGGGTCTTATGGGTATTCACGAGTGGCTCCTCAAACGTGGGTACGGGTATGAAGTAGTACCAGAGTTACATGATTGGTTAAAGGTATATAAGGATGAATCAGAGCAATCTGCTAATGCGCATTGTGAAAGACTTTATATCAGTAAGCCTGTGGCGTATCGTGCAATCGCCCCTACAGGATCAATTGGTATTCTTGCGGGTACTACAACTGGAATTGAACCACTCTTTGCAGTCGCATATAAACGTCGTTATCTCACAGATGGAACAAAGTGGAAGTACGAATATGTCGTCGATAGCACTGCCGATCTCCTCATCAAAGAGCATGGATTAGATCCAGATAAGATTGAGACTGCATATAAACTAAGTCATGATTATGAAAAACGAATTAAGTTCCAAGCAGGAGTCCAAGACTATGTAGATATGAGTATCTCATCCACAATTAACTTACCAGCTTGGGGTACTAAGAATAATAATGAATCTAAGGTACATGAGTTTGCTCAGATTTTATCTAAGTATGCACCAAGACTTAGGGGTTTTACATGTTACCCAGATGGAGCTAGAGGAGGTCAGCCCCTCACAGAAGTAAGTTATGAAGAGGCAATGAAACATCGTGGAGTTGTCTTCGAGGAAAACGACATTTGTATCATTGGCGGAAAAGGCGGAACATGTGGTTCTTAAAGTAGTTCCTATTGGTGGTATGTGTATTGGTATTGAATGGTTGTGGAGTGTAAGAGTTCTAGTAATAGATCTCTTAGTAGTACGATTTTATATAGGAAATCCTAAACGTGTTTGAGAATGAATTAAATGAAAAGAAAATGCTAGATGAACTGTGGTTTGCACAGCAACGATTAGATCTAGAGATCTATAATTGGTTAAAGAATAACTAAAATGAATTTTGGACAGGCAATTGAAGTATTAAAAACTGGAAATAAAGTTACACGTGTTGGATGGAATGGAAAGGATATGTTTCTATTCCTAGTCCAAGGATCTCAGTTTAAAGTAAATCGACCACCTCTTCTAGGGATCTACCCAGAAGGCACTGAGATTAATTATCGTCCTCATATTGATATGAAGACTGTTAATGGTGAGATTGTTCCGTGGGTAGCATCACAATCAGATCTTTTAGAAGAAGATTGGATTCAGTGTTAGCTTTAATTAAGAAATGGGAAGGCTGTAAACTAAAAGCATATAAGGATGGAGGTGGTGTCTGGACCATAGGTTACGGTACCACCTTCTATCCAGATGGTTCTAAGGTTAAAGAAGGTGATGTATGTACAATAGAACAAGCTGAGAACTGGTTACAGATACACTGTAATAACCTTGTCTTTGAAATATTACATGAAGTTAAATCTACTTTAAAAGAAAACCAATTAGCTGCTTTAGTTTGCTTTGTTTATAATATAGGTATGGGTGCCTTTAAGAAAAGCACAATGCTTAAGTTACTTAATGAAGGTAAGTATGGAGAAGCGGCTGGTCAGTTCCCCCGTTGGAATAAAGATAATGGTAAGGAAGTTCAAGGACTTACTAATCGTCGTCTAGATGAACAGAAGTTATTCCTTAGTTAAAACAAAAGGCCGGAGGGGAACCAACCCCGACCGGCCTTCTTCATTTAGTCTCTTCTAAAATTAAAGAGACCTTGTGCTGCACGTTCTCCCCGTTTAGTTACCTTACCAGCTTTGTTCATAAGCATACGAACATCTTGAGGTGCTACTCGATTAAAGATTTGACGTTCAACAAGATTATTTATTTCTTTATCAGTTAGATCAAGATCCATAAGAGTCTGGAGATGTTTCCTATTACCAGTCTCAGTGAGTTTAATGGCTGCATTATCTATACGCTCTTGCCTCTCTTTTTCTTTAGAAACAACTTGGTAGTTAATTAACTCTTCCATACGACTATCTGTAGATTTACCTCCTAGATAACCTGCTACTTTATCAGCAGTAGTTCTATTAGAAGAAGCTTCTCCACTCTTACCAATAATCTTCTTACCTGTATTCTCTCCAAAGACAGTTGTCTCATTAAGACCAGATACTTCTTTAATTCCATATCCTATTGGACCACTTGGAGCTATAGTCTCAAAAGCTTTCTTAACCTCAGCAGCCTTTGCATTATCACCAATACCCTTAGCAATATCTATGACAGCACCCGGAACACTCATAGCCCACTTATGAAGTGGCATCATATCTAACATTGGTGTCTCACCAGCAGCTAGTGATAGTAAATTTGCAGGTAGTGATTTATTTGGTCTAGCAGAACTTGCTATATCAATACCAGTTAAACTACCTCCGCCTAACATAGCGGCATTCGCCATCTCTTGAGAAACACCATCCTTTAAAAGACCTTCTTTAGAAAATACTAGATCAAAGTAAGAGGGTAATTCATAGACACCAAACTTCTCCTTTAATAAAAGACGTAATGCTTCATACTCTTGGATGAATGGTAAGCCTTGTGCTCCATTAATTGCGATAGATAAGGCTGCAAAATGAACTAGTGGCATCAAAGTCTTAGCATCTTTCTTATCTACATAGCGAACCATACCAATAAGATTGCCAAGCATATTCTGTCCATAGCTTTGTAGAGGCTTCATTGCATCACCGACAAATCCCATATGGCTAAAGAACGCCGGTGAGTTTGCCTTATCATAAAGAGCTAAAGTATCCCCAGTCTTAATAATAGATGTATTAACATCCCTAGTCATCTCATAGAAAGCAGCAAAGGTCATAATACGGGAGAGACTCTCCGCACCGCGTCCCGGTGCTTGTAATAGAACCCAATCTTTTAGTGCTTCTACGATAGGCTTACTTGACTTCTGTAAGGCAAAGGACTCCATAAACTGAGCATCAAATGTCTTTGTTGTTCTAGCGACTTCTTTAATAACATCCCACAATTCTTTGTTACCCGAGAATAACTTAAACATTCCTTTCATAAAAGTAGCTGGTGCTTTAAAGGGCTGTTGATATGCCATCTTAGCTATTGTCATCGGCGGAACTGAAAGAATCTGAGCTAACACAAATAGAGGCTTAGCTGTCATAAAGAAAGCAGTAAACGTATCTCGAATGCCTTGTAATGTCACTTCCATTAAAGGTTTATCAGAAGTACGTTCTTTACCAAATACATCTAGAATATCATTTGCTATCTTATCTACTCGCTAACTTAACTCCCCACCTAACTCATTAACAAAGTCCACATTCCGATTAAGACTATTATCATACATCTGTTTAATAGCATCATAAGAGTTAGGGTTATTCTTCTGGAAGTCTGGATTCTCTAAGACTTGTCCAAATACATGCCTATACTTCATTGCACGCATCTGCATAACCTTCTCCGATATAAACTGTTCATTAGCTTCTTTAAATGAACGGCCCATTTCCTCTTTTGTTTTAAAGAGTTCATTGCCTTTATAACCAGCAATGTTGTATCTATACTCGTGGTGCTTACCTAGCTTACCGCCTCTTGTAACAAAGGCTTCCAAGATCGCTTCACTCTTGTCTCTAAGAACATCTTCTGCTTGTGGGAATAACCTTGCATAAGACTCCGCTAAACTGTTAGCAATTTCCATACTACTAGTTACCTTTGGTTCATCTCGAAGATCAATAACATCACTGATCTGAAACTGAGTAATAGGTGAATCTAAATAACGTTGTCTTTGTTTCTCTGCTTCTAATTTAGTTCTAAAGTGTTCACGTCTAGCAATCAATCCACCAAAATTAATTGTAACTGTGAAGTTACCAACACGAGTTGATGGAAACCAACCATCTCGCTTAGAGATGATATCCTTCTTGCCTAAATTAGATTCAAAATCCCTTGACATAGTATAAGCTTTGTCATAGGTCTTTGCTAAGGTGTTGTAATACTTAACTTGCTGTTCTGTTAGATGAGTACCATTCTTTTTAAGATTATCTTCATAAGGTATTCCCTCATCAAAACCCTTCTGTAGAACAGTCATTACTTCATAAGAATCGAAATCAGTCATCTTACGTAAAGTCATATACATAGAAGCTGCATTATGTACTTTACGGAACGTGTTTAAGATACTCATATTAGCACTAGACTGCTGATCGTAAAGAAGATCAGTTTCATAACCTTCCATCTCTATATCAATATCCCTCATAGCTTTATAAGCACTACCTACCTTTGGATCATTAGGATCAAAGTCTGCAATGTTATTTCTATTAAAGAACTCTTGATGTGTAGCCCTTGCTGCACGACTAGCTAACTTTAAAGCTTTCCTACTCATCGTAGGTAAATCATTTGTATCTAAACCAAGGAATGGATTCTTATCTGGAATAATATTCTGTACTCGTTTATCCCCTAAAACTTCTTCAAGAGATTTATTCCAAAACTCACCGGGTACTTTCCCTTCATTAAAGATCTGATCATTCTTAATTAGATCAATGGATTCCCAAATAGTCTGTCCTGCTGCTTTAATTGAAGCTTCATTCCTTGAAATAATGTTGGAGATAGTATCATCAATAAAAGCTTTTCTATCAACGTTTATACCACGTTCTTTTAGATAGTTAATAGAGGCATCCATTAACGTCTGGAAAGTCTTACCACGCCCCCTAGAGAAGGCTCCTAGAGCATGTTTACTGAGGAGTTGTTTAGCAACTCTCTCTGCAAAGTACTCATGGAAATGCTCTCTTCGTTTTACATAACCTGCTGCTGATTGATCTCCACGCCAGAAGTCCGACATGGCAATGCT